TCATAGTATGTCCTTGTTATCCCGTAACATTTTGACATACAACGCTAATTGTTTAGCGAAACGACCTTGCTGACGGCCATCTAGCTCCTCATAAGCTCGTTGGATATCATTGAATAGTAATCCTAATAACGCATCTTCTTTCCTGTCCTCGAAGTTAAGAAGAGCATCTGTGGAGGTGTTAAAAAACGACGCAAGTACCTTTAAACTTTCAAGATCAGGTTCATGACGATCAGTTTCCCAATTTTTAATTTGTCCGCGTGATAAACCTGTTCTCTCAGATAATTGTTCTTGCGTTAAATCGAAAGACTTTCTGAGATTTTTAATGTTTTGTCCGACTGTAGTTTTCATAGTTTGAGTATAATAATCGCCTTATCACTATACCATAATTGGTCGATACTCTGACTTTTTGAATTTATTTAGGTATTTTTACAACCTCAATAAATATGTATAGAACAAATGTTTGTTTAGTGGTAAAATATTCATGTGAGGTCTTCATATGTTTCATTCTCGGTATATATGTTCATTTTTATTTCATGCGGTGGATGTTGATATATTGCGATTTTAAAACTTTCTCAATATTTTTCTGATAACCACACGACTGAATTTTGGAAAAAATGTGATAAAATGAAAATAATAAAATAAACGGACGTAAAAAAGACTCACAGCGTGTACTAAGGTGCAGCGAACACCATAGTACCGCTTTCCCTATGGCACTAGGGAAAACACTTACTGCAAGTCTTACATAAATTATAACACATCTTTTGAATGTAGTGACGCGTTTTCCTCTAAATGTAACAAAATGGGTATAACGTGTCTTTTTGTTCCGATAAGGGGGACAACATCTTGCAAGAATTATTAAATAGTCTTAAAGGGGATTTGTGTTTAGCTGGAATTACGAATGGCAAATTGGCTACATGTTGGGGGATATCTCCTAGTGGCGTATCTGATGTATTTAAAGGGAGAAGACAAATGCGTTTCTCATACCTTTCTACATCATTGGCTTTGTTGAATAAAGGAACAAAAACAGAGAGAGAATTTATTTCTAGATATGCAAAAGTAGCGAAACCTAAAAACAGAAGAGAAATCATGGAGTACTTATCTTTGCGCGGTGATTTTGATTCATTAAAAGTAATCGTAGATCAAGAGAAAGAATCAAAAACTGCTGTAAATAGAGAATGGTCTAATGTTTACGATTTAATCCATAAAAGATTTACTAAAAAAGTTGAACTACTTGAATTTTATAATTTGATGCGAGAAAAAAATAAAAAGACAAGTTGTTTAGAAATGAAAATTCTAATCGATTTGTTGTTATGCCAATTGCTATACCAAACAGGGAACCATAATTTAATTTCTGACAAGATGGATGAAATTCAGAACAACATTAAAGAAATATCAAATGAATTTATAGAAAAGACATTTGATTTACGCTTAAAAGAAGCAGAAGCGGTTCTTTTATTGAGAAATGGAAACATTATTGAATCGCGAAAGAAATGCAACGAAATGTTAAGTGTATGTCAACTTAATCCGTATTACTTATTACCTGAGGCAATGGCCTATTTTAAATTAGGTGAATCTTATATTTTTGAGGATTACGAGAAATCGAAAAAATATTTAATCAAGGCTTATGAAGTGTTAAGCGATTTAGATTACGTTGGTGTTGAAGAGAAAAAGAAAATGTTCCAATATACTTTATCTTTTTTGAAAATATATCATTCAAAAGATCTGGATACATTAACTGAAATTCATACAGCTGAAATGGCATTTTTGAAGATACGACAAGGTTTGAAAAAAGAGGCAGAACAAATGTTAACGGAGCTAAAAAAAGAAACCGGTTCATTAAGTGCTATACAAACTGTCTACTTAGCGATGGCACAAGATAATGAAAGATTGATGAAAGAAGCCCATGAATATTTATTGCGAAAAGGCGATATATTTTATTCTCAAATGACGAAAATATACTTGGGCTTATCTTGAAAAAATGGTATAATTATGTTTAAAGGTAGGTGAATTAAATTTGAAAAAATTTTTAGCAATTATACCTATGTTAGCTGTATTAGGAGGATTTTTATTAAACTCTTCTAACGTGCCGAATGAGCAAACAAAGCAAACGGCAGCTGAAGCTAAACAACCTATAGTTTTATATTCTGAGGATCCAGGCGGCTGGTAGGTCTTGGATATTTAATATACGATATAAAGAATGCGATCATCCTTCGAGGGTGGTCGCATTCGTGGTTTCTGGAGATATTCTGTTTTTTGTAGAATTTATAAAAACAGAATTAATTCCAAAAAAATACAATTATTTGGGGATGTAGGGGGAACTTGAAATGATTAAAGAGAAATTGGCAAAAGAATTAATGGTGCAGTGGCTTTTAGAAAACAAAGGAACAGACCCAAAAGAAATTTTAGAAGAAATCACTTCTCATACATATACAGAAGAGAAATTAAAAGAAGCTAACTGAGTAGTTAGCTTCTTTTGTAATGTGCGTTATTTTTGGTTTTTAGTGAAATTCACGTACATCGCTGCTTGTTTCCATGCGTTTTCTTGTTCTTCTTTAGGTAGATCAGCTACTAATTCCATAAATCTTCTAGCCATTTCATCAGCTATTTTATTTTCTTCTTCAGTTAAACGTGGGTCTGAAGATCTTCCTAATAAGTAATCAGTTGAAACACAAAACAAATCCGCAATAGAGTTCAATACAGTCATACTAGGTTCAATTCTGTTATTTTCTAAATGTGAGTATGTTGCTCTTGATATGTTTAACAGGTTAGCTACATCGCCTTGTGTGCGCTTGCCCCTCAGTTGTTTTAGTTTTTCTCCAAAAGTCATTTTAAATTTTCCCCTCTCAGTAAATCCTTAATTACATTATAGATACAAATTTTATCACTTTAAACCCCTTTTTAGAAAAACGATAAAAAATTTATAAAATCTGTTGACGATAAAAAATTTATCATTTATACTGAAGTCAACAAAGAAACGCGAGTTGAAATGGAAGGTGGTTAAATGAATAACATCTTAAGAATCGAAAGAAAAAAGATGAAATTCACACAAAAGCAATTAGCTGAAAAGATTGGTATATCAACTGTTTACGTTCGCAAGATTGAGAGTGGATATATACCGAGACCAGATATAATGGTTAAGTATCAGGAGGTATTTGACATAAGTGTTAAAGAGCTATTTCCTGATTATTTTTCGGTATTTAGTGATAAGAAATTTATCATTTGAATAAGGGAGGAAAGAAAATGAATCAATTACAAAATTTTTCACACGGTACGTTCGGTAAATTAGAAATTCTTATGAAAGATGGAAAAGAATACTTCCCAGCAACATACGTCGCTAACTTACTAGGATACGCAAATGCTACAGAAGCAATAAAGCGTCACTGTAAAAATGAGGGGGTCGCGTTTCACGAGGTCCCAACTACGAGCGGTGTTCAAAATAAAAAATTCATCAATGAACCCAATTTATACCGCTTGATAGTAAAATCGAAACTTCCACAAGCGGAACATTTTGAAAAATGGGTATTCGAAGAAGTGCTTCCTTCTATTAGAAAACACGGAGCATACATGACAGATCAAGTCCTGGAACAAGCGGTAACAAACCCAGACTTCATGATTGGACTTCTTACAAACTTAAAAGAAGAGAAAGCAAAACGAGTTGAAGCGGAACGAACAATCTTACAACAACAGCCACTTGTAACGTTTGCTGAAGCGGTGCAAGTATCAACAAACCTAATAACCGTCAAACAGTTAGCTAACTTAATGAGACAAAAAGGAATCGATACAGGTCAAAACAGACTCTTCGAATGGTTCAGAGAAAACGGATACCTTTGCAAGAAGAAAGGCAGTCTTTACAACACGCCGACACAGTATTCAATGGATTTAGAGTTATTTGAATCACAAGAATATGTAAGAACAAATAGCCAAGGTGAGTTTGTAACATCATTCACTACAAAAGTTACAGGGAAAGGTCAGCTTTACTTCATTAATAAGTTTCTCGGAAAGGAAGCAGTTTAAATGATGGAAGAAAGCACATTATCACTAGGAATCGTAGCAGCGGCAATATGTGTATTCGTATACCTGGTACATCGAATTGATGTTGTAGCAAAGAGAGCAGGATGGCTTGAAGATGACAAATAAAGAACAGCGTGATGAATACGAACAAAAGAAACTAGCATGGATCATAAAAGATTTACGAGCTAGAGGGATACATAACAGCGCAGATAAGGTTGAGGAAATGCATAAGGAGTTTATAACTCTAGCTAAATAATAAAAGCCCTACATGTTGAGGTGCAGGGCGATAAAAAGATAGTAGTTTTAGATTTCGGAAAAAAGAAATCTTGAGGTGTAATTAGCTTAACACACAATTTATTAAAACTCTATATAAAGATTTTATGAAAATAGGAATATAGACAAGCCTTCGCTTGTAGGAATATTCAGGAATCTAATGGTATCCCCCACCTAGTGAATGGGTTCCTGGGTATTCCAATGCGTGAAAGCATCAAAACAAAATAAAACCATTCGACTACGCCTAATCGAATGGTTCGTGAAACTATAGATTATTATGTATCTCTAGTATACACGGTCGATTCTTCTAAGTAAATAAGGAGTGAAAGCCTATGTTAGATAAAAATCAATCGAAAGTCGTCCTTCCTTCATGGGTATGGGAGGGCGTGAAAAACGAAAAAGAAGCGAAATTGAGGGCAGTTAAGTACATTACTCCTGATCGCTATCCAGGATACAAAATAATTAAAATCCAAGGCGACATAGCGGTATGCGAAAGAGAAAGTGTTTAGTGAAGAAGGTGAACTGAATGAACAACAACGTGATGGAGATCGCAAGAATAAACTTACGCGGTAATACGATGGACCAAGGTTGGTTTAAGCACCTTACTTTAGATAATGGCAAACCGTATATGGTTGCAATATCAGTTTTGAGTGAAGTGTTTTATTGGTATAAACCAACCGAAATAAGGGATGAAGAAACGAATGAGATTCGATATAAGCAAAAATTCAAAGCGGACAAGTTACAAAAAAGTTATATACAACTAGCAGAAACATTTGGTTTTACCAAAAGACAAGTGAAAGATGCATGTGATTATTTAAAGTCAAAAGGACTAATCGTAATTGAATTTAGGACAATTATAGTGAATGGGATTCGTTGTAATAATGTAATGTTTATCGAACCAGTTCCACAAGAAATTATAAAAATTTCAATCTTGTACCAAGACCCTATTACGTTAGAACGGAAGAGGGTCCCACGTTCTAACGTACCACCCTCCCACATTAAAACGGAGGAGGCTCCTACGTTAGAACGTAAGACAAATACAGAGATTACTACAGAGAATACTACAAAGATTACTACAAATAAAAAGACTTCTCGTCTCAAGTTTGAAACTTGCGACATGGAGCATGCACAGTTGTTGTTTAAATTGATTTTAGATACAAATCCAGAACATAAAGAACCAGATTTAGAAAAATGGGCAAATGAATTTCGTTTAATACGTGAACGTGATGAAAAAACAAACGAACAAATCATTTACCTAATTAAGTGGTCACAAAGTAATTCATTTTGGAAAAAGAATATCTTGTCACCAAGCAAGCTTAGAAAACAGTGGGACAGATTAGTTATTGAAGCTAAAGAAGAACATGAGGTGAAGAAAAATGGGCAAATTCGCAAGCATAGCGGAAGTAATGGCAGATTTGCAAAAGAGGGCTATGAAAAACTCCCAGAACCAACAAAACAATGGAGAGAACTTACAGACGAAGAACGAGCTCAATCCCAACAAGAATATGAAAATAACATTGAATGGCTCGGAGAAGATGCTTGATGATAAATGTCCATTATGTAATGGAACTGGGATGATATTAGATGGATGGACTGGAAAGATGTGTGATTGCCAAAGGAAACAATCTGAACTTGCTCGTTTAAAAAATGCAATGATTCCAGAAGAATTTGAAGAGGCTCGTTTTAAAAATTATATGCGAAATACTGATATGCAAAAGAAGATGTTCAACAGCATGATGGAGTACCTAAAGAACTTCAATGAAATTAGAAATACTACACGTAATAGCTTTGGATATATTGCTACATATGGAGAGGCGAGATTAAAAGCTTTATCCATTGATGAACGTGTTGAAAAAATGAAGATTCATAACAATTATGGTTTAGGAAAAACTCATTTGCAGATAGCGGCTGCAAGATGGATTATACAAAACATTAAAACTGTGAACAAAGAAATCATAAATTCACAACCAAGAGGATGTCGAGTTGTTTGCATTAGTGATGTGACTTTCATGACTGAGATTATGTCAGCGAAGAGGGATGATAAAAAGGAGTATTTTGAAAAACTTCATACAGTTGTAGATTATGCTGATGTACTTGTATGGGACGACCTTGGTAAAAGTAAACATACAGATGCTCGTGAAGAAATGTACTACGAAATTATCAATGAACGTTATAAGCGTAAAGCGCCTATTATTTTCAGTTCCAATGAGGATGAATACACATTACCTGAAAAAATAGGATTTGCAGCGGCAGATAGATTGATAGGCATGTCTAAAGATTATCTGATTGAAGTAGAGGGAGAAAGTTATAGAAGAAAAAAAGGGGAGAAGGAAAATGCTATTTGATGATGTACAAGCTCCATTTAAACCATTTTGTGATATATGTGGCGCAGCAATCGATAACATCGATATCCACGAAGTGCACATTGAAGAAAAAATGATAACAGCTTGCTCAATTTGCTATGGAGATCCAACTGTTAGAAGGATTGAAATGAAAACGTTGTTTGACCTAATAAAAGAGGTTGGCAAGCGTTATGGGTACCGCAAGAGTATACGGGAAGTGCAACAGCAAATAGAGGAAGATAAGAATGGTATAGAAATCGATGTGTTCGAAAAAATGGAAGGGCAATTACTGCGACAGCCAACAGATAAAAAGATTGAATTTTCGGACAAAGAATTACTATACATCTTCAACAAACTACGCTTACAAATAGCAGGTCACAATAACATGGCCTTTGCGGTAGCTCAAATATCAGAACGGGGAATTGAAGTCGTAATAAGAAAGGATGACGATTATGTGCGCGTGTAACGGAACTGGAGTAATTCAAAACAGTATTGGAATGGGAATGTATCAATTTGGGCCATGCGTTTGCGAAGCGGAAAATCAAACGCCTGAGGAAGTGGATAGAAAGCGTCATGCCGTTATAGCGAGGCTAATGGAAATCCATCGTATGCAGCAGGAAGAGAAATCAGGGATTGCATCGTGAAAAGCGGTCAGCTTTCGTTCGAAGATGTCATAGGAACTTTTGATTATACAGCCACTAGTACTTCAGAAAAGTTCCTACATAATAATAGCCATAACGCTATAACGCCTACGTATGAAGTTCACTTCTATGATCAGGATGAGAAGCAGAAAATTGATTGGTTTGAAGTGAAAAGTAAAGATGATGCGAAGAGCGATGCCATAGCAAAGCACGGAAGAATACAAATTATAAAAACTGTTGTAAGCGCAAGGACTTTAGCGGAGATTATGGATCTGGATTAAGAAAGGGGAATAGTAATGAACTTCTTTATCTTGGACGAGCATTATAAAAAAGCTGAATTAAATGGAATTGACAGAAGAAGGTTGCAGGAACGGGTATACCGCTATGACTGGGATATCGAAAGAGCGACAACACAACCGGTTGGCACAAAGAAGATGGACTTTGATAGAAAACACGGAGACTGGATGCATGTAGCAGAGCAGAATGGGATCTCACGTTTTACATTCTATAGCCGATTAAAAAGAGGTTGGTCATATCATTTAGCAGCAACGAAGCCACCAGGTAAACAAGGGAATCGCTACGATACAAACGGTGAATTAAAAGAGATTATCTAAGGAGGGAAAAGGGAATGGCTTTAAATCGTTGGTTAACTGATGAAGAATATGCAAAGGCAGCGACGAACGGGGTAAATAGAAAATTATTGAACAGTCGAGTATATAAAGCTGGATGGGATTTAGAAATTGCAATTACAGCAAAGCCAGGATCAGTTAGACATAGCCCTGAGGGTAGATACACAAAATGGATTAAATTAGCTACAGAAAACGGAATTAGCAAACGATGCTTTTATAGCAGAATAAATAGTGGATGGGGATATAAGGAAGCGGCAACGAAACCGCCGAAAAAAAACAAAGGATTGGCAAAGGTATGGTTAGAAATCGCGAAAGAAAATGGAATTTGTTATCAAACTTTCATGACTAGAGTACTTACTCGTAAGTGGGATATAGAAAGGGCTGCAACAACACCGCCGATTAATACAGGAAGAAGGTGCTCGGTAGCGGATAAGGAGGTTGCAATCTCATGAAATATAATCCAGTCCTAACGGAAAAAGATTATGAGATTGCAGCGCGTAATGGAATTAGCAAAATGAATGTGTATTTACGAGTTAATAAACGCGGATGGGAAATAGAACGCGCTATAACGGTACCAGTTAGAAAGAAAAAGTACGGGATAGGAATAAATGCCGGGCTAAAAAAACTAGCAGAACAAAACGGAATCAGCCATACAACATTATATAAAAGGCTTAAAAGTGGTATGGACCCATATGAAGCGGTAACAACACCGAAAAAACACAAACAGTGGGAATCTTTAAGGGAATTAGCTAAAGAAAATGGGATTAGCGCATCTTCATTTTACGCAAGGATGGAAAGAGGAATGGATCCTTACGAAGCAGCTACAAAGCCACCACGAAAGTATAAAAAGAAACAAATCAACTAGGAGGCAACATGGAGCAAGACAGGTTGATAGAACAATTGATTGATAGGCACGTATTTAAATTACCTGATGGCCGTGATTTATATGAAGGGTCGTGCGAGGAACTAAAGCAACTATTGAAAGGGAATGAAAAGAATGAACATAACAAGTTGTAACTACACGTACTGGGAAGAAGCGATTAAAGAGTTTTATAGGAAGCAAGAAGTAGAGCGGGAGGTAAGTAATGAAAAAAGAAACTGCGGTGCAGGTGCAAAGTGAACTGAAAGTAGTGGAAAGCGAAATTCGTAAGATGGAATATCATTTAGTTGGATTGAATAACGAGAAGCGGAAAACGCAGCTTTCTTTGGAAGTGTTGAAGAAACAGAAAGAGAAATTGAAAAGTTACTTATAAGGAGCGAAACGGAATGAATTTAAGAGTGAAAATTAAACGATTGAAAGATGTGAAATTACCTAAGTATGCGAAACCTGGTGATAGTGGCTTTGATCTTGTAGCAGCAGAAGATGTAATTATTAAGCCGGGAGAAACAAAGGTAATACCTACAGGTCTTGCATTTGAAATCCCACCAGGATATGAATTACAGGTGCGCCCGCGTAGCGGCATGACGCGTGATACAAAGTTACGAGTAGCTTTAGGAACCATCGATAGCGGGTTTAGAGGAGAGGTTGGGGTTATTGCAGATAACGTTTCAATCGTTGAATATGCATCTCAGCCAAGGGTATTAAAAGGAGCGTTTGCTGGAGATAACGACTTCAATGTTACAAAAGTGACTAAATACGAGGTGATTAAAATTAGTAAAGGTGAAAGAATCGCTCAAGGCGTCATAGCGCCAGTAATAATAGCTCATTTTGATGAAGTGGACGAGTTATCGCATAGTGAGCGCGGAACAAACGGATACGGATCTACGGGTACCAAATAAAAAAGGCTAGGATTTCACCTAGCACTCAAGCATAAGTCGCATGGAAAGGACGTATTGTGCAAATCGGGTATTTGCAAGTTCATTATATAACGTTTATTGGGTAGATAGGCTGGATCAACGTAATCTTTACGCAGGTTTTACATGATATTGAAGTTTTTGATAAAGACCAAATTTGAATTTTATTAAAAAGTGGAGGGAAATAGATATGATGAAAGTTTTTGCAATGAATGATTGTGATACGGTTTGTGCCGAAACAGAAGAACAGGCAAAAGAATTTTATAAAAACGAATGTGGATTTGAGGATGATGAAATCAATGAATACTTTGAGGGTGAAGTTAGTTTGCAAGACAAAATTCATATCAGCATTGATGACTTACCTGATGAAGAACAACGGATAGCCACAATTGAACCCGTATTCCGTAGAGGTGGGGAGACATGTGTTTTAAGAACTTTTGAATGGGTGATAAAACAAAACAACATTACAAGTCCATGCATCATTGCGTCAACAGAATACTAAATAAAAGTGTTATTTGGATAGACAACTGATTAGGAGCGTGGAGATGATTGAAATCTACATGTGTAAGGTGTGGTAAAAGAGTTGTAATAAGTGTCCCGCAGTTATGTATTCAATGTAAATACGAGTTAACTAGGATAACTAATGTATCGTGGTTCAGAGAAACTAATGAGCAAAACTAAACAAAAGCGTTATTTTAAACGAAAAGGGGTGCAATGATGGAAAAGTCCGAGCTGAAAGATATTTGCAGAGGTACTGTAAAAGGTATTTACAGTGATGTTGTAGCGTATGACAGTAACGGTTTTTACATGAGATATATAGGTGAACGCATATCGCCACTAGTAAGAATAATTAAGGAACAACAGAAGGAAATTGAGAGATTGAAAGGTGAAAACCAAACAAAATAGTTATTTGAATGAAGAAGCCCTAGGATTAGGGGTCTAGGACTTCTCATGTTGGTATATCTCACACGACATAATAAAAAGAAAAGAACGTATTGAAGATAACACATGAATGTTTCATAAATGTATCAAAAAAGTAAAAAATCTTATTTGGGAGAAAGCGAGGAAAAGAAATGAATACAGTAATAGTTAATATTCAAGCAACGATTATTAAGGGAGCATTAACAGGAGTTTCTGGAAGAGTTGTAGGTTTTGATAGTGAGATGGATATGGTGAGCATTGAGGTTGATGAAGATACTTTTATTGAAACTAAATCAGGAAACGTTAAGCAAAATTAGTACAAAATTCTTATTTGAGAGAAATAGGATTATTTCAAATTTTGTAGCTGTGATTCTGCTAACCCTGCACCAATAATAGTAGCAATAATTAATACGCAAGCAATTAAAATACCTAAAATGATTAACATAGCAAAAGTAATTTTTTTCGCTATATCTCCTTTCGGAGCAAGGATAGCTAAAATAATTGAGATAGATAGTATAAAAATTGCAGTTAAAAAATCAAAGTGTATATACCTAGAAAATGAACTGAAAAATAAGATTGAAGTTAAAAACATTGAAATGAAACCGAAGTATTTTCTCATTATTTTAGCCTTTCTTGAAAAAATGGATTATGCAGATTATACCATAATTAAAGTGAATTTAAGTTAGATTTTAACAAAAAAGCTATTTTATAGAAAAGGGGATTTGAATTGCGAACTTAAGCAGTATGTCATTCATAAGCTACACGCTTAAAAAAATAAATATGCCCTAGTGTTGTGCATGGCTAGGGCATAAAAGTTAGTTAGTAAATATCTTCGTAATAATACTAACATATTATTTGTTCCTAATGTTAGGAATTAAGGATATTTAAAATAGGTTTCGAAAAATCTTAATAAAAATTTCATTTTGTCATAAATAAAAAGGCGGTTGTTTCCGCAACCACCCTTTTACAAAACAGAGCAACTTTTTCAAATATAAATTATGAATGATATCAGAAAAAGTTATAGGACTTAAGCCTATTTTTATAATTAAAGTGACGAGCTTAAATTATAAGAAAGGACTGACTATAGTGTATGAAAACCTACTTATAACGGTCACAAATAAAAGAGCAGCTAGCAAAAACTAACTGCTCATCTCCAAGGGGGAACAAGGAGAAAGGCTAGGGACTTCATTAAATGGGTTTTGGCTATCGCCTATCTATATTATTGACGGAATATTGAGTTTTATTCACGAGAGATTATATTCTAAAATTTGAATTATGATAGTCGATATTCTCCATATTGAACAGAAAAGAACTAAAAGTTCTAGTGAAATTCCGAGGGTTTTTTTCTTAGTTTTTTGAGATTCTTTTATCAAATAGCCAACAGCACTAATTGCTATAAGAATGAAAAGAATAAGTTCGAGTGTAACTGGCATTCTATCTACTCCTAAAAATAAGTTTGCATATAACAATTATAAGATATTTTAATGATTGGTAGTAAAAAATTCAACAAAATAATCCTTTGAATAGAAAGTGAGGTTAAAAGAATGGAAGGTAACGTAAAGCTATTAGGCGCAGATGGAATGTGCGGAATGGAGTTTACAGGAAGTAAGGTTAATGTTTATAACGATGAAGGACATGTGATGGAGAGTATGACGACGAGGGAGCATGTTCAGGAAGTTATTGATTTTCTAGAAGATTGTAAAAAGGAAATGGAGGAATAAAAAATGGGACAAGGTAACCGTGGAATGGCTTTTGAAAAGCTTATCAATCTATCGAATGAAATGTATCAACGTGAGGGAGTGGCGCTTATAAACAAGCGTGCAACTCCTGTGAAGGTATTAAAGAGTGCGGGTGGTCGAGTGTTGAATGGATTCTATGAAGCTAAAAGTACTGTGGACTATGATGGCGTGTACAAAGGAAGAGCAGTAGCATTTGAAGCGAAGTCAACGCAGAGTCTTACACGATTCGATTTAAGCAATATTGCGCAGCATCAATTAGATTACCTAGAGAAAGCAGAAAAGATGGGAGCAATTTGTTTCTTCCTTATAGAGTTCAGTAAGGATCAAACAGTATTCCTTGTACCTGCAGCAGTTATTCAATCTTACGTAAGGATGTCTCATCAACCTAATGGCAAGAAGTCTATATCAAGAGCAGACTTTGATATTTACGGGTACTTAGTAGAACAGACGGAACGAGCGCCAGTTGATTACTTACAATACATTGATGAAACAGTAACTCCAGCTATGTTTGATGGCATGATTCAATTTGATCAGGACCATAAGAAAGTGGTAAATAACATTGAAGCAGTAAAAGAGAAGATGGCTAACAAGAAACACAAGTTATTAAAAGCTTAATGGATAACGGAACCATGCAGAGTGGATGGTGGGGGCTACTCGCTATGCATGTTTCCCTTATTCAACAAAGAGATAGTAAAATTTCACGTACCTGATGTGAATGTAAAAAACAAAATTCGAAATAGGGGGATTCCTTCATGGAACAATTAGCATTCTTACCAGTAATGGACAAAGAAATGGAAAAGAAGATGCAAAAGGAAGTTGTGAGTATTCTAAAAGAGTATCGCGCCTTAAAAGCACGTTTTGAGAATGAAGTGGAGCAACAGCAGGAGGGAATTAGCCTATTTCCCGAGATAAGGAATACAAGACATGTTAGTAATATTAAATTCAAGCAAATTGATAAGGCTTTACGATACGTTTTAGATTATGATGAGGCTGAGATTATCAAGATGAAGTATTTAAATGGAGAGAAGTTAAAGGATAGTTTTATCTACAATGAGTTATCGATGAAGAAAGATCATTTCTACAATAAGAAGAAAAATGCTATTCGATTAATCGCAACTTCATTGGGTATGATTTGAAGATATAGAAAAATAGTGCATTATGTAATATTTGTATGTTAATATATTATAGTTATTTATTTTTAATATATTAATAGGGAGATTAAAGCATGTTTAAGAAAACGAAATTATTATTTGCTATATTTACTAGTATGATTATTTTACTTGTAGGCTGCGGAGGACCTGAAATACCTTATAAAAAAGGAGAGGTCTACAATTATAAAGATGGTGATGCTTTTGTTAACATCACAGGAGATAATGAATGGAAAGTTAAGGGTGGCCGTGGAATGAGATCAGAGGCTCTTTATAAGGTTGAACCTATGGATGAGTTTAATGCAGGCCCTTACTCTGTTATAAAAATGTCCTTGAAAGAAGTCATTAGTAAGAAAGATCCTTGGCTTATTAGACAAGACTATGAATACTACATTCTTTCACCGATGGAAGAAGGATTTGGAACGGTATATATAAGTTCTTCTTATCAAGATGATAAAGATTTGAAGAAATTTAGAAAGCAGTTTGAAAGTGCAGATGACAAAGAAGCATTTATAAAACAAGAGATAGAGAAAGCGAAAAAGAAGTATAACTTAAATAAATTTAGAAAAACAAGTTAATATTCGATGGAGTTATTAGAGAAAAAGTACATGTAGAGCAGAGTCATTATATTGATTCTGCTCTTTTTATATTTAAAAAACGTCGACAAAAAGCCGATAAAAAAGGGGGAATTTTAGAAATGAAAATAACGGTAAATTATACGTACAAGCTCCTTGAAAACCGCATATCGAAGAGGATTAGTACACCTATAAGTGAAACGTTCTTATGCGAGAATGTCACGGTAACGTATACCGCATGGTAGGGCGGGCAAGGCGGTAAGAACCCGCGTTAAGACGAAAAGACCAATGAATGTATTACAATGACATATTCCAGTGTGGCGGGTGTGAGATAACTCGCATTCGTCATACTGTTTCTATTATATTCACTATCAGCCCAGAATGCGTCCTCTGGGCTGATAGTGAATATAAGTCTATTACTCTCTGTTATTTGTTTCTGGAAATGGAATGGGGTGGTTGTTCATGATTGAATGAACATCGTATTTATGGACAGTAAACAAAATTAAAATAGGTTTTTATTCAACGATTTGGACGAAATGATTTACACTTTCAACGAATTACTCACATCTTTCGTTGTGCAGAGAGCTTCCGCTCTTTGTTTGAGCTAATACAGCCGAACTTCCCCCTTAGTTCTATGTGTTGGTTCAAACAGGGGGACGGAATAAACATATTCCCTCTAGATATAATCACATTATCAAGCGAAAATGGTCAGCAAAGGCGAAAATGACATTAAGTAGCCGAAGTATTGAGCCGACTCTATGGAGTATAAACGAGAAGGTCTTTTCCTTCTCTAAGCAACCGAACACGATAACCAGGATAGCCAAAGAGCTAAAAACCTGAGCCACATTGTATGTATCGGTTGTTTTGAGAAGGTTGAGAGTACTCAGCCTTAATCTAAGAGAAACTTTTGCCATTTGTTTTCTCTCTTTTCTCCCATCCCCTTGAAAGCTGTCACTTCGGTGATGGCTTTTTATTTATTTAGATAAAAGGATTATGATGATTTTTGTCGAATAAATAAAAGGCGGAAAGGAGATGACATCAAATGATGAAAGTTAAAGTTGTAAAATCAACTACTGCACCTTTGTTAGAGTCTAGAATTAATGAGGCTTTAATAGAGTTATCTGATGAAAAAATTATTGATATTAAAGTTGTAACTTCAGGTTCTTCATCATCAGAAAACTATTTAGCGGTTATTATGTATGATGACGGAATGAAATAATAGAAAAAGCATCCATAACGGGTGCTTTTTTCTTTGTTATATAGAAATTACACATTAAACGTGAAGTTGGACAAATGGATTGTTGTTAAGGAAAGATAAGGGGGAAATAAAAAAAGAGAGCTAATGCCCTCTTTTTTGGAATGTGATAATTAATCGCAGATTGGTATTCCGAGAACTCTTAGAGCTAACGCTACTTGAAGAGAAATCTCTAATCTAGCAATTTCAATACCAGCTACTGAGAGAACTAAAAAAGGTTGTCCATTTACAAACACAACGCAACTATCCATGGTTACGCCTCCTTTCTAGTAATCTACTATAGTATATGTATAAATTATTAATACGTAATAGTTTGATTGATAGATTCAATATAATTGATAGATTAGCCCATTTAACAAAACAAACGAACACAACGATTGAAAATAGAGGGGGAAGAATCTTGAACTCAAACGTTACGTTTTCAATGCAAATGAATGGCGAAAGCAAAGATGCTACGGCTTATGTTAGTGGTATTGCAAATATATCTGTATTTCTGTTAGCTAACGCAGATAGACATATAGTCGATAAGTTGATAGCTCAAGTTGGTCCAGAAGAGAAAATGTTTATCGAAGCTACTTTAGCAGGATTAAAACATCATTCTCAATAAGAACAATGTCTCAAAAACATTTCATTTTGATACACTTTTTATTTGCCGTAAAACAGCATATTATTTATCTCAAAATCATGTATCGAAATCAATTGAATGTGATACAGGAAATTGATACAATAGAATCATCAAGGGGAAGGTGTGATGATTCATGATATTTGGTTATGCAAGAGTTTCAACGAAACATCAGAGTTTGGATATGCAATTAGATGAACTTAACCGTTATGGATGTGACGATATAGTTAGCGAGAAGGAAAGCGGAGCCAAGAAGGATAGGAAGGAATTACAGCTGCTTCTTGGAAAACTCCGTAAAGGTGATACATTAGTTGTTTACAAGTTAGATCGCTTAGGAAGAACAATGCATCAACTTGTTAATTTGCTACAAGAATTCAACGAGAAGGGAATTAATTTCGTCTCAATAAAGGATGGTATCGACACTTCTACAACAATGGGAAAATTTCTTTTTCACATATTCGGAGCTATGGCCGAAATGGAACGAGAAATAATCACTGAACGTGTTATTAGTGGTGTGGCAGCGGCTAAAGCAAGGGGTCGTGAAGGTGGTAGAAAAAAAGCGCATACTAAACAACAAATAGAAAGTATGATGGAACTTATTGAAATGGGCAATAAAACAAAAGTAGAAATTTGTGAGATATTCAATGTATCAAGAGCAACTTTGTACCGTTATATAAAGGAATATGAAGCGAATAAGAAAGAATTAAAGTAGCGAATCCGCTGCTTTTTTATTTTATAAAGAAGCATTTTAAACATTTCTTATAGCGTTGAATACTTATGTAAATATGGGAAACAGATTTGATTCTTGGGATGAGGGGATCGATGTGGATATAACATATGCTATGGCGAGAATAGTGGTTAATGGGAAAGACCTTCCGTTTACTTCGGTTAGAACTTCTGTCTGGATTAATGGCCCTGCGAATGACCTAATTGTTACGACTAAGCAAAGAGTAGATGAGCTTTATCGTTTTATGTGGTCACGGGTTCCAGTTATGCTAACGATGTATTTCGTTCAGGGGGCGGACATCATGAGATTTGCTAGGGTTGCAGGAATTGATGAAAGTATAGCGGGAGAATATATATACCATTTTATTTGGTGATAAAACGAACTCAAAGTAGCCTAACAGCTGCTTTTTCTTTATAAAATAAAAAGCCCTAACTGGGCTAGATGATTTTCTTCATGCCACAATGACGGCATTCTCTCAAGAAGATGAAATTTTTAATGGAACTTTTGAATGCGGAATTACCACAATTATCACAGCGACCACTGATTTTATCAGGATGTTCTTCGTATGTGTACATCTTGCTTAGATCGTACTTTTGTTCAGGTTGTTTATTTTCCATTCGTTTCACCTACATATCAACCTGGATTAATACAGCTTTACCATAATAACATGAAGCGTTCATATAATGGATGTTTTTAATTTTACAAAAAAGAACCTGCAAACATGCAGATTCTCCTGATAATGATTTATATAAGTAAGATTCGAAAATTAATTCAATCTGTTCTATAATCATTGTTTCTAATTTTCCTTTTTACATCTAAAAATGCTATAAGCATAATTGCTATAAATACTAATTTAGTCCAATGAAATTCTTGATTGGACATTAGTCCAGAGAAGAAGTCACAAGCATATATTAGCCCGATGATGGGAAATAGCCAAGTCATAAATTTCAAATCTTTTAAATGATATTTGTAATTGTTGATTTTTTTCCACATATGTATCAACTCCTATTCTTATGATGTTCTGTAGTTTTTCTTAATAATATCTCGCATGTTTAAGATAAAGAATAGAAGGAAAACCAAGGCTATGATACCGTTAACCCAGTAGTATGTATGTCCTTTTGTGAATCCATTATAGAAAGAAAGGGAGTTCCAAACTAAAAGGATTGTTGAACAGATAGTAGAGATCAATAATGCACTAAAACTTCTCATGATTTTCACCTCGATTCAAAATGTTAGAACTTATTTATAATTTTACATTTAGATAAATAGATTTACAAGAAGAGGAATAAAAAAAGAACCTGCAACATGCAGATTCTCCTGATAATGATTTATGAAGTAAGACCCGAAAATATAATACAATGATTCAAAAATGAATTCAAGTAACTAAAAAGAACCCGATAGAGTCCGGTTCCTTTTCAGAAGTGATGATGTATTCTCGGCTTGGGAACTGGGAAAAACACAAAAATATAATAATACGAGTTTTAGAGAATTTCAAGACTAAATTAGGGATTACCATGAGGGGGAGTTATAACGAGTTTCTTCCTATTAATATAGAAGGTGGTGGGTGATGTGAAGTGAAACAAAAACACGAGTTAGCTCAAGAAGATTACATGCAAGGTATGAAGTATAAGGAACTGGCCGAGAAATATGAGGTTAGTATTAATACAATTAAGTCCTGGAGAAAAAGGCATGGTTGGAATCGAAAAGGGGTGCACCCAAAAGATGAAAAAGGATGCACCCAAACCAAGAAAACAGGTGCACCCCTTGGTAATAAGAATGCAGTGGGTAATTCGGGTAATAAGAACCCTAAATGGGGTAATAAGAATGCTGTAGGTCATGGTCCGCCACAGGGGAACCATAACGCTATGACGCATGGTTTCTTTCGAAAACACTTTCCAGAAGATGTGGCTGACTTAGCTGCTGAGATCATGGAGAAGAATCCGATTGATATGTTATGGGAAAACATAACGATTCAGTATACGGCTATTATCAGGGCGCAACGATTGATGTTTGTAGTAGATCAGGAAGATATGACGAAAGAATTGAAGAAAACCAAAGAAAGTTATTCTGATTCAGGAAGTTCATCTGAAGAAGAATGGGAAATTCAATTCGCTTGGGACAAACATGCTACATTCTTAAACGCTCAATCAAGAGCAATGAGCACGTTATCTTCTCTTATTAGGGACTTTGATAAGTTAGCTAATATAGATGATGAAAGACGTGCTAAGTTGAATCTGATGAACGCTCAAATAGATAAGATTAGAAATGAATTAAAGGATGAGAATCCAGCTGAAGATAAGATTGGTCAATACCTGGACAAGTTAGAAGGTGCGTTTAAGAAATGAGTATGAGCGAACTGTATAACGAAAAGCAACAACAAGTATTAGATTTCGTTTATAACAATGATTACTTCATGCTGATACAACACGGCGCAAAACGTACTGGTAAAACAATCTTAAATAACGATCTGTTTCTATCTGAATTAAGACGAGTGAGAAGAATTGCTGATAATGAAGGTGTAGATTTACCGCAGTATATATTAGCTGGTGCTTCATTAGGTACATTAGCAAAGAACGTACTAATTGAACTTACAAATAAGTATGGTCTTGATTTTCAAATGGATAAATACAATCGTTTTAAACTATTTGGAGTCCTTGTTTGTTGTACAGGTCATTCTAAGATAAGCCATTTAGATACTATTCGTGGTATGACTGCTTATGGAGCTTATGTGAATGAAGGTTCTCTTGCTAATAAAGATGTATTCGATGAGATTAAATCACGTTGTAGTGGTGAAGGTGCTCGAATATTAGTCGATACGAACCCCGATCATCCTGAACATTGGCTGAAGGTTGATTACATCGATAAAGACGACAATGTAACAATAAAAGCATTTCAATATGAACTAGATGATAATACATTCTTGAATGATAGATATAGAGAACGTATTAAAGCTTCTACTCCTACTGGAATGTTCTATGACCGTAACATAAAAGGTTTATGGTGTAGTGCTGATGGAGTTGTATATAAAGACTTCAACAAAGATGTACATTATATAGAAGAAACTGATTTAAAAGATATTAAGTTCACGAAATACTTCGCTGGTGTCGATTGGGGCTATGAACATTTTGGCTCTATCGTTGTTATCGGTGAAGATGATGAAGAAAATCTGTATCTTTTAGAAGAACACGCTAAACAACATGAAGAAATAGATTACTGGGTAGGTGTGGCTAAAGGTGTGAAAGAGCGTTATGGCAACATCTTTTTTTATTGTGATACTGCAAGACCTGAACATATCAAACGTTTCAAGAAAGAAGGAATAAGAGCTAGAAACGCTGATAAATCAGTCTTATCTGGTATTGAAATAGTAGCAAAACATATTAAATCCTTTAAATTTAAGGTGGTTTCGCAACGTGTGGACCGTTTTAAGAAAGAAGTATTTATGTATGTATGGAACGAAAGAACAGGCGAACCAGTGAAAGAATGGGATGATGTATTAGATTCTGTACGTTATGCCATTTATACAGAGAAAAGCGAAAATAGAAAAGCTAGAGCTGTTAAGTCAATCTATTAAGGAGGTGAGACGATGTTTGAGCACTATATTCCGTTACTGGATGAGAATAATGGAGAACCTACGCCTAAACTACTTAAAAAGATTATCGATGAGTTCGAACCATTAAAACAACGTATGATTAACAGGTACGAGCGATACAAAGCAAGTGAAAAAGGCGTACCTATCTTTACTCGTGAGTTTAAAGGTGATGGTAATAAAGATAAGGTGAATAATAAACTGAACAATGACTTCTTTTCTGAAATTATAGATACAAAGATTGGTTATATGTTTGGATTACCTGTTTCATATAGTCTAGATCATGAAGATGATGAAGTATTAAAACGAATCCAGGACTTTTTAAAAGCAAATCATATTGAAGATGCTGATGCAGAAACAGGAAAGTTTGCTTCTATTTGTGGGTATGGGGCGAGATTGCTTTACCATGACAAAGAAGGTATTGAAAAGGTTATGAATATCAAACCTTATGAAGCTATATTCCTTACTAATTCAAGCATTGCAGAACCTAACTATGCTATCCGCTGCTATCCAATCAAAGTAATTGATGGTGATGATTTTAAAGATGGTTACAAAGTAGAGTTCTACAATGAAACTAACATTATTGAATACACTGGTGAAGATTTAGATAAGTTACAAGAAACGAACCGTATCCCTAACTTATACAAGGGTGTGCCACTTATCGGCTTCCCTAACAATGAAGAATTGCAGGGGGATGTTGATAAAGCCATTGCACTTATTGAAGGGTATGACCGTTCGTTTTCTGATGTAAACAGTGAAATTGAACAGTTCCGTCTGGCTTATATGATTTTTAAAGGTGTTGATATAGATGATGCCACTATCAAGAAGCTGAAACAAACTGGTGCTCTTGATGTAGGTGAGAATGGTGAAGCTTCTTTCTTGACTAAGGACCTTAATGACAATATCTTAGAACACCATCTCGACAGATTAGAAAAGAATATATGCCGTTTCACAAAGCATGTTAACCTTTCTGATGAATCATTTGGCGGTAACCTTACTGGTGTTGCTATTCGTTATAAGTTATTAGCTTTAGAAACGAAATCAGGAACGCTAGAAATGAAGTTTACTAAGTCATTGCGACAACAATTCAAGTTATTGTTTGACGCTTGGAACTTACGCTCAAATAAAGGAGAGCTAGACTACCTTTGTATGACGTTCCAATTCACACGAAACCTTCCAGCCAACTTAGCTGATGAAGCTGATGTGCAGTCTAAACTACAAGGTTTAGTAAGCGAAGAAACACGATTATCTATGTTATCTGTTGTTTCTGATCCGAAAGCGGAAATACAGAAGATGCAGGAAGAAGAGGTTGATTCTATCGATTTAGACACTGTACATAAAGGCGGTGAAAACGATGGAATGGGACAAGAAGCAGAAACACCTCCAAAAGATAGAGGACGAACTAGAAAAGGCGATTCTCTACCTGTATAAAGATGCTTTAGAAGAAGTCAGAGGAATACTGGCTTTTTATTATGCCAAATATGCGGTAAATGAGCAGTTAAGTATGCAGGAAATGCGTCGGTTTAATCGATATAAGAACCTGCAAAGTGAACTGCAACAAGTTATTAATGAAATAACATATGAGAAAAAGAAAACTCTCAATGAAATGCTCTCCAATCAGTATGGAGAGTCTTTTTATTATACGAGTTATCTCATCGAGAAAGAAGTCGGTGTGGCTCTTTCGTATGGTCTTCTTGACCCGAACATCATTAAACGAGCGGTACAAATGCCAATCGATAAAATGACGCTTAATCAAAGGTTAAGTACACATCGAGTACAGATAGTTAACCGAATACGCAGAGAATTATCTATTGGTCTTAGAAAAGGTGAAGGATATGCGACAATGGCAAATCGTATTAAGCCAATACTTGATGGTGATGCAAAGAAAGCTCAAATGGTCGCTTGGACAGAAAGTGCTAGGGTGCAAAACTTAGGTACCTATGACAGTGCTTCTCAGGCTTTCGATGAAGGTGTATCAATGGAGAAAATTTGGATTTCTACATTAGATAAACGTACGCGTCCTACTCACCAAGCAGCAGATCATCAAAAAGTGCCGTTTAAAGGTTTATTTAAAGTGGGTGGCTATAGCTGCGAATATCCACATGACAGTAATTTACCTGCTAAAGAAGTTGTACGCTGCCGCTGTACTTTTATTACTGAGGTAGCTGATGTTAGTCCATTCATCGAAAGAAGGGCTAGAAACCCAACAACAGGCAGAAATGAAGTTATTACCGCAGTTAGTTATGAAGAATGGAAAGACTCTCTTGAATAATAAAAAACACTTGAGGGCTTATAGATTACGAACTTAATAGGGTGTAATTATAGGAACTCAGAGGAGGAATAATAATGAAACAATTACAAAAGCAAGCGAAAGTACAGTTTTTCAAAGAGAAAGAAGCTACAAAATTACCATATCGATTACGTTTAGCAAACATTCAATTCTTTGCTGAAGGTGATGGTACTGACACTGGTGCAGGAGGGACGGATGACAATACGGCAGGGAATTTAACTGGTGAAAATACAGATGGTAGCAATACACAGCAAAATTCTCAAACTGAAGGTGGTAATCAACTAAAAGAACCGCAGTTAGATCCAGCGACGAAAGACTTCATTGAGAAGATGTTGCAGTCTCGTGAAGATAAAGTACGTACCAAGTATGCGAAAGAGCTTAGCGCAACTAAAAAAGAGCTAGAAAACTATAAAACAGCTTCTATGACTGCTCAAGAAAAAGCAGAATATGAGATGAAAGAGTTACAAAAAACACTCGAAGAACGCGAACAAGTATTACATCAAAAAGAAATGCAAAGTGCGGCAACAGAAGCGCTAGCTAAAGTTGGGTTAGATATTAAATTTGTAGACTTCGTTGTAGGTTCCGATGTTGATGATACAAAAGCTCGTGTAGCGAAACTTGGTGACTTATTCAATGCTTCATTAGAAGCGAAAGTAGCGGAGAGATTCAAAGCAGCAGGGCGTGATATCTATGCCGGCTCTGGTAATGGAGCTACATTTACACGTCAACAAGTAGAATCAATGAGCCAGTCAGAAATCAATGCGAATTGGACTCAAATTCAAAAAGACATGAAAACATGGACAAACTAAGGAGGAAATAATATATGTCAGTAGCAACTTTTATTCCAACAATTTGGGAAGCGCGTTTAATGGCGAACTTCCACAAGCGTTCTATCGCGGATTTAATCACAACGAAACCAGCAAAAATCGAAGGTAACAAAATTATCTTTAACCGTGTTGGTGCAGTAAATGTAAAAGACTATTCTGGTTCTGTTGAATGGGATGATACAAACCCTTCTAAAGTAGAAATCAATATGGATCAGAAGAAGTACTTCGCGTTTAAAGTAGATGATGTAGATGCTGTACAAGCTGCAGGAGACTTAATTGACCCACATACGCAAGAAGCAGGTTCAGTACTTCAAGAAACAGTGGACACATTTGTATTAGGTCTTTATACAGGTGCTCATAAAGACAACGTAATCGGTACTGACTCTGCTGCGATTGAATTATCGCCTAAGAATGCATACGACTATATTGTTGATCTTAATACAACATTAAATATGAAGAAAGTTCCGAAAACTGATCGTTTTACAATCATCAATTCTCAAGTTCTTGGATTGCTATCAAAAGATGACCGTTTCACAAAACAACCTGTTATTTTAGAAAATGGTGTTGTAGAAGGACAAGTAATCAATGGTTCACAAATCGTTGTATCAGAAGAGATTCACAATACATCTGGTAAATATAAAATTCTTGCTCTTCATAAGTCCGGTATCGGTCATGGAAAACAGTTAAACGAAACAGAAGCACAACGTCTTCAAAATTCATTTGCAGATGGTATTCGTGGTCTTATGGTTTACGGTGCTGGAGTGCTTCGATCAGAATCATTAGCAGTACTTACAGCTACAATCGCACCAACTACACCAGAAAAACCAGAGGGACAGGCGTAAGCCTTTCCTCTTTCTTTTGAAAGGAGAGATAGTATGCCTTGGTTTTTGAACACACAAACAGATGTTAAATGGGAAGTGACAGATGCTGATCATGTAAAACGCTGTAAGAATGACCCTGTATATGAAGAAGTAGACGAACCGAAACCAGAAACAGTTAAAAAGAAAAGAAATACTCCAGCAAAGACGAGTGAGTAAATGGATATAAAAGCAGAAATTCTAAAACGTGTAAAACTGCAAGTACCTAATATAAGTGATGAAAACTTATTAATAAGCATTGAAGATACAATGTTAATGGTTGCTGAGTACACAAACAGAACAATTCCTGAATGCCCTCCTGCTTATCCTGGTATCATCGCAAAGATGGTAGTTTATGAGTATAAGGAGCAGGAAAGAGAAGGGAAGAAAAGCGAATCGTTAGGTAATTATTCTGTTACTTATGATGATGTAGGAGATTATCCAGCAAGCGTTACGAAAGGACTGAAAGTGAGGCTGCGTGTCTTATGATTCAATCAATGATTCGTAAGTTTGGCAAAGAATCTACAGTACTTCGTAATTTTGGTTCTGATGACGATGGACCATATCCAACAGAAGAATGGAAAACAATTAACAATGTAAAAGGTGTATTAGATGCTATTCAAGGGACAAAAGATGCTCGTAATAAGAAAGTAGAAGAGAAAAGCACACACTTATTCTACTGCCTACCATTTGACGTAACTATTCAAGATAGATTAGTTATCGATAAGAAGGTATACAGCGTTACTTACCCGGATGATCCAATGAATGCAGGTAGATTTTTTCAAATAGAATTGGAGATGTTGCCATATGAGCATGAAATTCCAATCGAATAGAGCTGCGGTAATGGTAAGGCACTTAGCAGCTAAGAAAGCGGCTCACACTGCTATCGGTCAATTTGTATCCTCTAAAGCTAAATTACTCGCTGCTGTAGACACTGGCAATCTAAGAAGGAGCATTAGTTCTAAGGCAGAACAAGAAAAAGTTGTTATCGGTACTTCTGCTGATCATGGTATTTATGTTGAGAAGGGAACAGGAATCTATGCTGTAGACGGGGATGGACGCAAAACTCCCTGGATGTACCGAGACCCAAAGACAGGAAAAATGGTTAAGACACAAGGGCAACACGCGCAACCTTTCCTTAGACCAGCAGCAGAAAGTAATAAACCACAAATTAAACAGGTAGGAACACGAACCTATTCGTCATTAATGAGGTAGATAGCATGAATGACTTTATAAATATATTACACAGTGAATTAAAACAGATTCACAAAGAATCGTACTATGAAAATGCAACTACTAAAGCTGTTATGCCGTATTTGGTATATACGATTGGTGATGATAAAGAACCATGGGGACGGAAGAATATCATGCTAACAATTGATATTTATGGCACTTCTGCTCATATAGCGAAGATTGACCAACTGATTACAGACTTAGAAAACAATCTTCATAGAAAAAGATTAAGCAGCGCTGAATTTGGTGCTGCTATTTCTTATCTTTCGAGTCAGAAAGTACCTGATCCAGACCCGAATATCAGACGCAAAGAAGTACGATTCATTTTACGAACTTATTTTAAACAATAGAAAGGGTTGATTGAATGGCAGCTCCGCAACCAAAACCAGAAAATATCCTCTTCGGAGATTGGGGTGCATTTTACTTCAATTATGGAGAAACTACTGAACTTTTAGTAGGGGCTACACAAGGTGGTGGTTCGTTCAAATACGAACCAGAGTTTAAAGAAATTGATTATGATGGTTCTCCTGGTTCCACAAAGGGAATGAAACGGATTACTAAATCACTTACTCAAATATCTTTTAAAGCATTAGAGTTTATGGATAAAGAAAAAGTGAAAAGTTATATAGCTGGCCTGAAAGTTTCGGAAGAGACAGTTATGAAGAACGGAAAATCAATTAAGTACGATGTAATTACGCCAACAGAAAAAATATCAAGCGAAAGTTATTTAAAAAATGTAGCTTGGGTTGGAGAAAATTTAGGTGGAGATGTTGTAGAAATTATTGTAGAGAATGCAATGTCAGACGGTTCATTGGAATTGTCTTTTGAAAATGAATCAGAAGTTGTTCCAGAAATAACATTCACTGGACACCGTGATCCGTCTAACATCCGGAAAGTACCATGGAAAATGCGCATATTGAAAGCATCAGAAGTAGCTAAGTTATTAGGATAATCTGGTTAAAGAGTAGGGAAAACCCCTGCTCTTTTTATTTTAAGGAGGAATGAATATGGCAGTAACAGTTCAAGGACAAGAATATGTAGTAAGAGGTATTAAAACCAGAGATATCCCGCGATTATCCCGTATTGTGAAGAAAATGGATATCAAACCAGACTTCAAGATGCTTGATGAGTTAAAAAACTTAGGTCTGCAACAAAAAGCATTAGGTATCAATTTATTTATAGAAGTGTTCGCTGGATTAGGCGAAGCGGAAGAAGATGTATATCAACTACTTTCCGATCTATCTAGTGTTGATGTAGATGTAATCAAAGATTTAGATTTAGGTGAGTTATATGACATCGTAACGGAGATTAAAAAGGTCGATACAAGCTTTGCACCAGTTTTTTCGAAACTCGTTGGATTAACGAAATAGATTTTTACGATACGTTTGCAAGTCGATATGGAGATGTAGAGTACGTTATGAATCTTCCAATAACGATAGGTATGGAGATGTTCAAGAAAGCGAAAGAGAAAGAATTAGAACGTCTGCTATGGGAGGAATGGTGCGCATTACAACCATATTGCGAAGAAACTTTTCCGGCTTTCAAACATAAACGTATGAATCCAACGAGTGAACAAGTGAAAAAGTATAACGATTCGGTAGAGCAACCACAGAAGAAACTTACAAAAGAAGAAGTGTTTGCTCGTGTTGCTAAAATCCGCGGAAAGGCGGGTGAATAAATGGAACTATTTCGTATGTTTGGTTCAATATTCTTGCGTGATGATGAATTACGAAGTGGATTGAACCGAGCAGAACAGCACGGACAACGAACTACAGGTGTCTTAAATAGAGGATTTAGCAGTGTTGGTAGAATGGCTGGTTCTATGGGTGCCGCTGTCGGCACTTCTGCTATAGCTATTGGAGGCATGGCAGGTATGGCATTAGGCGCAGGCGCTGCGCTTGTTGGTATTGTTTCCGCTGGTGCTAATTTCGAACAGATTATGTCAAAAGTAGCTGCTGTTTCTGGTGCTTCTGGAAGTGAAATGAAACAATTGCAAGCTCAAGCTAAAGAATTAGGAGCCACAACTCAATTCTCCGCTACACAAGCTGGAGAAGGAATGATGTATCTTGCACAAGCTGGATTTAAAACTAGTGACATTTTAACAGCTATGCCAGGCATGTTAGATTTAGCAGCAGCAGGAGCCCTCGACCTTGGTACAGCGGCGGATATCGCATCAAATATTATGAGTGGGTTCGGATTAAAAGCCGATAAAGCAACACATACAGCTGATGTATTAGCAAAAGCTGCGGCAGATGCCAATACTGATGTTACCGAAATGGGAGAGGCAATGAAATACGCTGCTGGAACTGCCCATACTGTCGGTTTCAGTATGGAAGAAACATCAGCAGCAATGATGGCCATGTCTAACAGTGGTTTAAAAGGTTCTGTTGCAGGACAAGCATTTGCAACTTCATTAGGCCGGTTAGCGAAGCCGACAAAAGAAATGCGAAAAGTTATGGATGAGTTAAATTTATCTTTCTTTGATTCGCAAGGGAAAATTAAACCATTACCAACGATTATTAAAGAATTAGAAGATAAAACGGGATCAATGACAGCGCAACAAAAGTCAGCTACACTAACCACCTTATTTGGTGCAGAAGCTTATAAAAACTGGGCGGCGCTTTTGCAGGCAGGTAGTGGATATCTAGCAGAGAATACAAAAGCATTAGAAAATGCTGATGGTGCTGCAAGGAAAATGGCTGACACAATGACCAATAACCTTAAAGGTAAATGGGATGAATTCACATCTGCCTTAGAGGGTCTTGCAATAACAATATTTACACTTATTGCTCCTGCGTTAGGTGCAATCGTTATCGGATTAACCAAAGTCGTCCAATGGGTTGATAGCACAATTAATAAATTCGTAAATTTAAATAATTATATAGGAAATATACAAGCAATCGGAAAAGCGATTCAGGACTTTTGGTTGGCAGCTTCTGGTGATAGAAACGCTATGGTTGAGGGATATGACATACTTACTAAACTAGGCTTTTCAGTTAATGCTATTCAGTTTATACAAGAAACTACCGCTGCTGTGCAGTATGGAATAGAAACTATGAAAGCCCTCGTATCTGGTGATTGGGGAGCTGCTAGTAACTTCTTAGATAAATTAGGATTTTCCCCTGAACAAAAAGCTAACATCATAAGTTTCGTTCAAGATGTACATGCTCAAATAAGTAATTTCATAGCAAATGTACAATCTTTAATTTCCGCAGCTGCTCCAGTAATTATGGGTATCATTGGTGCGACTGTTGAATTCATAAAAAATGTATGGGCTACAATACTCCCTTATGTAATGCCGTTGCTAACTGACGTTCTTAACTTTGTGAATGGCATTATTTCTCAAATATCTGCATTTTGGCAACAAAATGGTACCCAAATAGTACAGGCTGTGCAAAATGCATTCTCAATCATTCAATCTATAATTTCCTTTGTCATGCCAGTCGTGATGTCGATTATACAGTCTACTTGGGGTGCTATTAAGGATATTATTCAAGGTGCAGTAAATATCATTATGGGTATTATAAAATTTTTCGCATCTGTTTTAACTGGCGATTTTTCTGGAATGTGGGAAGGGATAAAGCAGATTTTCAATGGAGCGATCCAATTAATTTGGGGGCTAATTCAATTTTCATTTGTTAAACAAATTTTTGGAGCTGTAAAAGGTCTTGCATCTTCATTCGGTTCAACGATTAGTAGTATGTGGACTACAGTGGTTGGTTATTTCAAAACGTTTGTAAAAGAACCGATAGCTTCTGTAGTTCGTATGGCAGTTGATATCGGTGAAGCTGCTATGAAAATTAAAGACAAACTTATCAATCCGATTAAAGAAGCCTGGAGTGGAATTATGGGTTGGATTGATAAAATCAAAAACGGTGTAGCGAATATGTTTAGCGGCATTCATATACCTGTCCCTAAAATTAGTGTAAATGGTTCTTTGAATCCTACAAAGTGGGCAAGTGAAGGCCTACCATCTTTCGATGTCAAATGGGCGGCTAACGGAGCTTTAATTAAGCCTGGTAACCCAACATTAATTGGTGTTGGTGATGCTCAAGGTTACGACGAAACGGTATTGCCACTAAGAAATCAAACATTCTCGGCTATTGCTGATGGAATTATGAAACATATGCCAATGCAACAACCAGTCGCAGTTGGGGGTAGTAACGATAGACCGATAGAAGTATCAGTAAATGTAGATGGCAAAACGATTGCCAGAGCTACCGCGAGATATATGGATTCAGAGTTAGAATCCCTTAAACGAAGACGAAAATAGAGGTGATCCAATGTCATATTGCGATCTAATCGATTTAGATAATATGGAGTGCTTTTGGTTCGACGGAATCAAAAGCACTGATTTTGGATTAGTAATAGCTAGTCCAAAGAATTATTCATCATTCGAAAAAGACGTAAAAAAGGTGCAGGTATTAGGAAGAGATGGGGACTTTATCATTGATAAAAAACGTTCACTTAATGGCATTTTTCCTGTTGAGTGCAATTTGATTGCGTCAGAGGATGTCTATAGAGATGTGAACCGAGTTAAGGCATGGCTTCAAAGTACAGTAGAATATAAAAGTTTGGTATTTTCATATGAACAAGAATACGCCTACCAAGCGTGTGTACTGTCTAAAATTGAAACGATTGGCATTATGGATGATGTTGCTAATTTAAAGATAGATTTTGAAATTAAACCATTCAAATATCTGGCTTATGGATTAAATAAGGAAGAATACACAAGTGCTTTTTCTTTATTTAATCCTGAAATTAAAGAAGCATTTCCATATTTTAAAGTTACTGTTAATGGAGATTTTACACTTAGAGTAAATAACAGTAATTTCGTATTTAAAAATGTAGATGGATTCATAGAAATTGATTCAGAAATGATGAATGCTTTTAAAGTAACGAATGATCTAATTGAAAATAGGAACGATCGAATGTACACGAAGACGTTTCCTGTACTCGATAACGGTTTAAATGATATTTCATGGACAGGTAACATAACAAAAATTGAAGTAATACCACGTTGGAGGGGAATGTAATGTATCCAATTCTTTATCCGGCAAACGAAAAAAAATTCGAAAATAATGGGTTAGGCATAATAACGGATGTAGAAGAAATCAGTGTAGTAGAAGAATTGAATGGTCAATTCGAATTAGAAATGACTGTCCCTATTCAAACATGCAATCGACTAAACATCGAAAAACGCATGTTTATTTTTGTTGATGCAAATGAAACAGACCAAGGGCAACCATTTCGAATTTATGAGTATGACAAAGCAGATGATTACACCATGTTCATTCGAGCAAAACATATTACATTTGATACTGAAAAGCAGTTCGTTGAATCATACAAGAACGATAGAGTGAAGACTGTTGAAGCTTTAAATGAAATATTAACACGGTCTGAGCCTAAAAAACCTTGGATAGCTTGGTCTGATATCGATACAGAAACAAAGGTTAATTTAGAAAGGCAGCAAACGTCAGATTGTATACAAGGTGTACGTGGTTCGATGTTGGATTCTTTTGGTGGAGAAATAAAAAGAGATATGTACCGCTTTGAGTTCCACAAACAACGTGGTCGTGATAATGGCGTGTTGATTGCTTTCCAGAAAAACATGACTGGAATTGATGTGAAGTTAGATATAGATTCGGTCGCAACACGTATTTTCCCGTATGCACAAGGAGAAAACGAGGGAGATATCATTATTCTTCCTGAGCGATTTATTGATAGCCCATACATTAACAATTATGACGACATTCTTATAAGAGTTGTTGAAATACAAGATGTTAAGAGTGTAGAGCAATTAAGGAACAAAGCAAAAAGCTTCTTTGTCAATAACAAAACCGACATACCAAAGATGATCGCGAAAATCTCATTTGTTCCGTTACAAAAGGTTGCGGGATATGAAAAATATGCTGTTTTAGAACGTGTCGCATTAGGTGATACTGTTCATTGCTCTCATCCTGATTTTCCAGAAGTAACCGCAGCGAAGGTAATTAGAACTGATTATGACCCTATTTCAGAAATGTACCACTCAATAGAAATTGGTGATGCTAAGTTTTCGTTAACAGGAAGTCAAAAAGGCTTAGAAGACAAAATAAAAGATGATATAGAAAACAACAAAAGCGAATGGCGAAAAATCATAGACCAAGTAACCGATAAAATTACAGGTAATAGTGGTGGTCATGTGGTCCTCCATCCTAAAAATAATCCATCTGAAATATTTGTAATGGACAAAGATGATATCAATCTAGCTAAACAAGTCCTTCGGATAAATAAGGAAGGTATTGGTTTTTCAAAAAATGGTGTGAATGGACCATTTGAAACTGCTTGGACTGTAGATGGTGTATTTTTGGCTGACTTCATAAAAGCAGGTAAACTAAATGCTGATTTAATAAATGTCATTAATTTAAAAGCGGATAGTATTGTTTCTGGTATTCTTCGAAGCCGTAACACTCGATTTCGAATCGATTTAGATCGTTCCGGTATTGATTTTTATTCCGAAACAGGAAAACTAGTGACTCAAATTGCACAGGCGAAAACTAGACAAGCTGATGGGAGTTCAGCTGAAATTACTTATTTTGGTGTATCTGAAGCGGAAGGGGTAGCAACTGGCTTGGCGTTCGGTAAACGTGCAGCAGATGGTTCTTTTGGTAACTCAATTTATATTGAAAGTCGATATGGTGATGTATATATGCGCCCACCGACATTGTATATCATACCGTCTGAAAAAATGCGAGTAGAGGCTCGTGCAGAGTTCCACCACCCTGTTAGGTTCGATGCCTCACCACTTTCTAAAATCGAAGGAGCAATGAAAGGTGAAGAATGGACGATTGTACCAGGTGAAGGTGATAGAGGTGGTGCGGCAATTCGTCCTTGGACAAGCGGGAATGGTTCATTAGGGACAGCCACACACAGATGGCAGGAAGCTTGGATTGGTTGGATTAACGGTCAAGATATTGGCTTGAAATTCAAAGCGATAACGGATGCAGATTTTAAAGCGGGAGAAGCAAGACGGGTTGCTGATTGGGCTTCTGGTCGTGTGGAAGAAGTAAATAAAATAGCTGTTAATGCGGCGAATGCTGTAAGTGGTAAGGCAGATGCATCAGCTTTAGGTTGGCAAATTGCACGTATAGATGATGCGTTTAGACGTATTGAAGCGTTAGAAAGAAAGTAGGAGGTGTGTGTGAACATGAATGAAGTAGATGTTTTAAGGGTGGCAAACGGTATGTTAGCAGAAAAATTAGTAGCTACAGAAACAGAGAACGCAGTATTAAAAGCACAATTAATTTTACTGCAGAAAGGAGCTGCCAATGAGAACGGAAACGTTAGTGCTGGACCTGTCCAACCAGAGTATGTCGAGAACAATAGCGGCGAGGGAGAATGACCGAAACGGATTTAAAATTGTCGGGAATTTGAAAGAACGAGGAAAAGCGGTTGATCTAACAGGGTTTGCAGTATTTTACGAAGCGATCAGTCCACTAGGTTTTTTCGTGCGTGATATGGCAGTAATTACAAATTTTAGAGACGGGATATTTGAGTACACCGTTTCAAAAGAAGCTGTATCAAGTGCTGGGGTGTGGGTTGGTTACTTTGCTTTTGAAAAAGGAACTGAACGATTTACAACACAGGATATACGGATTTCGTTAGGGAGCGATGTGAAGCAAGGAAACATACCAATAGACAACTATATTGCAGAGTTTGATAAGCTCAAGAAACAGATAGATGCTTTACAACTAGCGGTCGATAAGGCAGACATTGTAAAACGTAGTGGCGATACGATGACGGGTAAACTATGGTTTAGTGGAGCATCAAAAGGGATAGCTTGGCAGGAAAACTCTAAAGAAGTAGCGGATTTAATCTATAACGGTAGAAATATATTTCTAAGAGGAAAGCCAGTAGACGGAACAGTCTACAATGCCGTTACCTACGATATTGATAAGAATTATTTTAACGTTCAGAGTGAAACAAACCTTGTTAAAAAATCAGGGGATACAATGGCAGGTGAGCTAACTATTCAAAAAAATACCCCTGCCATAAATTTAACTGTTCCAGATGGGAGTAAATCTGCTAGGATATTTTACAATGCAGGGAACACCGTTGATTATGGACTCCAAATCATAACGCCAACAGGGAAGGCTTTCCTACGTACGACAGGAGAATCGGCAGCAAGGGAGATTGCTACAAAAGATAAAGACACCGATTGGACAAACTTAACATTATTAAACGGAGTTAAACAGCAAAGCTCACAGCCAGCATCAGCCGTTAAACGTTCAGGTAATGTTGTTAATATAGTTTGTGCGATTACTGATTTCAAAGATAAACAGGTTATCGCTAATGTGCCAGCAATATTTAGACCGGATAGAGAAATGCTATTTACACCTAACTATTTTCAAGGTTTAGCACTAAAAACTGGTTATGTAATTGTAAAACCCAATGGAGACATCTACCTTGAAGGTATTGAAGCCACAGTGTCATTATATAGATTTTCCCTTACTTACATTGTATAAAGGCGGTGATTAAAAAATATGAGAACATTTTATGTATACGACAAACAAACAGGAAGATATTTAGAAAATGTGATTATATTCCCTTCATATGACACTAAGACAGATGATGATGGTAATGTGATTGAATGGATTCCTGTTTATAAAAACATTCCAGAAAACTCCACGGAAATACCATTACCGCAGCCGAATTGGAAACCTGTATGGGATGGAGAAAAGTGGATTGAAACAATCACAGAAGAAGAACTGGAAGAAATGAATAAGCCCCAACCAAACAAGCCAAGTGAAATTGAAAAACTAAACAATCTTATTACTGAAATGAAGGCTACACACGAAACGTTAGAAGAAGAGAATGCAGGATTGGTGCTTTCTTCTATAAAAAAAGAAATGACTCTTGAATTGATGCAAGAAGAACAATCTACGCTCGTTTTAAATTTAATTAAAGGTGGCGTTTTATAAATGGCTCAATTAGATTTTTATGCACTAGCTAAGAGATATTATGTGAAGGGATTTTATTCATACGAAGATGTAGGCGTATTTGTTCAAGCTAAGAAGATTACACCAGAGCAATACAAGGAAATTACAAATATTGATTATGTGGAGCAGCAATAGCTGGTCTTTTTTATTTTGAATAAAATACGGCTTTTATTATAAAGAATAAATATCAAAGAATGGTAAAATATCCTTAAATATGAATTTTAGGAGGGAATCATTTGGGGAGTTTTTATCATGTTTCAACTATTAAGTTAGCAAAAGGAGAAATTTTAGAACCTAGATATGGTTTAACGCTATGTGATTACAGACATTTCAGATCCGATGAGAATAGATACTCTCAATATTTAAAAGAACAAATTTTTGAAGATGTCAGAAAGGACAAGTTTCCTTCATTACCTTCGCGTATTAATTCAGTGTATGTATGGGATGATTTAGATAGCGCAGTTAGTTATATTGAAAGGAATAGATATACAGAAGCATTTATTTATGAGGTGGAGCTTGAAAACCCTAAACTTGCTGTAAGGTATGATATGAGTTGGCTAGATTTAAGTAATCTTCAATATTACGTAATAGTAAAAGAAATAGCGCATCATTATTACAGTGGAAAGAGCGTTAGTGATAACTCTTTAGATTGGGGAGTTTATGAAGGACAAGGGATAAAGTTGGAATCGGTTTGGGAAACTTTATACAAAGGAAAAGTGACCATTAAACATTTAGTGACAAGTCAATAATTATAGATTAATCCAAAGAGAGGCGAATACCGTCTCTCTTTTTATTTTGAAAGGAGCTGAACCAATGCAAGAAATTCAAGATTTAAAGCAAGAGATCCTCCAAATTAAATCAGATCAAAAAGATATGCAGCGTGATATCCGAAACTTAGAAACACGTACTACTGTCAACGAAAAGGACATTGTAAATATTAATAAGCAGCTCGAAAAAATTAGCGCCAATACCACTTGGATTTTACGAATTATCATCGGAGCAATTGTAGCTGGGTTATTGGGGTTACTAATGAAAGGCGGCATGTAATATGTCAAAAGAGAATATCAAAAAACGATTCCGCAACTGGCGTACCTGGGTTGCGGTTTTTTCATTGATCGGATTTTTATTTACGAAATTCGGAATGCCTGAAGCAAAGAACTTTATTGAAGAGTTGCTCCCCTATGTATTTGCAGTAGGTGTATCACTTGGTATTTGGACAGATCACGAAGAAAAAGGAGAAGATGCTGAATGAAAAAATTAATCAAACTGACTTCCTCTGTATTTATGACTCTATTGCTCCTGCTAAGTTTTGCTACAGGAGCTTTTGCTGATAGAACGCTTATTATTTCTGATTTACCTAAACAACCATACCGTAATGGTGTTGGTGCATATGAAGGCGTTGTGGCGCATAGTACAGCAACTCTAGAAGCGCCAGCTATTAACATTCAAAAATATGAGTCTCGTACATGGCGCTCGGCATTTGTACATTACGCAGTTGATTGGAATGAAACAATCCAAATTGCTGATACGAAATACATCGCTTATGGAGCTGGACCAGGGGCGAATAAACGATTTGTTCATGTGGAGTTATGTGAAACAAGAGATTATGAAAAATTCAAACGCAGCTATGATAAATACGTGAAATTATTGGCTAAAATCCTTCGCGACCGTGGAATATCAGTAGAAAAAGGATTGTGGACTCACTACGATGTGACTAAATATCTCGGCGGTACAGATCATGAAGATCCACTTGACTATTTAAAGTCTCATGGCGTTTCAGAAGCTCAATTTAGAGCAGATGTACAACGAGCATACAATAATTCTAGTGCAGATATTTCTGTCCCTGAGAAGCCATCTAAACCAGAAGAAGTACCAACAGCTGTAACAGACGGTATTGCTTATATTGAAGGTTACAACGTTAACTTACGAAAAGGCCCTGGTACAAGCTATTCTAAGATTCGCCAATTAAACAAACCAGAATCTTATATTGTGTGGGCTGAAAAGGATGGTTGGTTGAATCTTGGCGGTGAGCAATGGATTAAAAATGATCCATCTTATGTGAAGTTCAGTAAGAAAAGCACAGTGGATTATTCTATTGTAGGGAAGCGTGTCGTTTCTAAAGTTAATAACCTACGATTCTATGATGCTCCATCTTGGCAGGATAAAGATGTTGCTGGTTCTGTAGATGCAGGTTTAGGATTTACAATTGATGCGAAGGTAACTGTCAATGGATCATCACAATATAAAGTACACAACAGCAAAGGTAAAACATACTATATTACTGCAAGTGAAGCCTATGTGTATGTGAAGTAAAAAAAGAAGGGACCATTTGTAATACTTAGGTCCCTTTTTCTTATACTATTTTTTACTTAATTATAACAAAAAATATTAAAGTCCCATTTTGTAATACGCATTATGAAGCATGCTTATAACTTCGGCTCTTGTCGCAAAATCACTGCCACGACTTCCATCGTATATACCATACTGCTTACCGTATTTTTGTACATATGAAAATCCGTTACGATATAAACTTGAAATTCCAGTTGCTTGCAGCATCATGGCAGCACATTCATCACGAGTAATCCAGTTAGCTCCACGCGTACCATCTGAGATCTGCATCTCTTTCACATAACGTTGTGCATAATCATAAGTGAATGCATCACCTGCGCGCTTTTTAGCACGAGTTATTATTAACCACGTATCTTGTCGAGTCGCTAGACTATCACGCATATCAGAAGTGATATAACCTCTCCCCATAGCCCAACCCATTTGGTTGTCTGCCCAATGTGCAGATGCTTCTTTTGGAGCAAATGTTGCAAATCCAGCAGATAACATAACAGCTGCAGCAGCAACGACCATAAATCTTTTTAGTTTTTTTAACATCTTTTCCATTCCTTTACTATGTGTTTGTAACATTTATTATATTAATATATTACGTTTTAAAAGTAAATAGATATAATGGGATTTACAGTATTCTTTTAGTAATAATTTGTGAAGTTAACAAGAAAATGGAATTATATATGATGTCATTTCTTACAAAAGAATGGTTTGATAAACAAAAATAAGAGCTGTCCAATTGGGCGGCCTTTTTTCATTTTGCATCAATAATATCAATAAATTTCAACGTCATATTATTGTAAAATGCATCTGTGCAAAGTATTGATTTATTCAGCGGGTCAATATCCACGACGGTCATATAGTTAGTAAGCAAAAAACCACCTTCGTAATATGTAATCAATATTTCTTCTTCAGATAACAATGAACATAACAACATATTCTCAATCAGTTCTTGTTCATCTTGGGTTAATGTAGGGCGTTCTACTTTTGTCTTTTCCTTAACAATTTCACGGATACCAGCGAATTGCTCCGGCATCGCTGCGAATGGAGTCCATTTAACCATTCCTCTTCCCTTTGGCATATTAGCGTTGTTCATGCTTTATGTCCCCCTAACAATGTGTTTCTGTATCTGGCTGTTGCACTATTTGTATACGAAATTCCTCGTAATATGCTGTTCTTACCAAATTTAGTGCGTATTTCGTCCATTACTTTAGTTAGTTTCATTTCTTTTTCTCGTTGTATTACATTATCGAATAGTGAGATTTGTTCTTCGCCTTCATTGATTAAGTTAGTTAAAGAAACATTGATGGTTCTAATGGGTTCTCCAGTATAAAACTCATGTAAAAAATATGTACAAATCTTATAAATATCCATTGTTAAATTGGTTGGTCGGTTCATAGTGTGGGTTTTTCTGAAACCACCAGCGTAATTTTTACTATAACCAATAGAAAAATGGATAGTTTGAGCTAGTTTGTTTTGCCTTCGCATTCGATAACAAACTTCCTCGATATGTTCCAGTAGAATAATTGGAAATTCCTCTATGGTGTAATCACGCATAAGTATTTGGCTTTTACCAATAGAAGTTGTTGCTGGAACGTATTTTTCTGATATACGGCTAAAATCAATGCCGTTGCTATGTAAGTGTAATTCTTCGCCAATGACCCCAAAGCTCTGTTTTAAATATTTGAGTGGATATTGTGCCAAGTCTCTGATTAAATGAATTCCTTTTCGATTTAACTTCGCTTCTGTTTTACCCGAAATCCCCCAAAACTTACTCAGCGGTCGTATTGGTCATAATTTTATGGGTACATCTTCGTACTTCCAGTATGCTATACAATCTTTCGTTTTCTTTGCTTCCACATCTAAAGCAACCTTGCTCATTAATGGGTTTGGACCAATTCCTATCGTGCATTCGATTCGAGTCTTCGCATATATTTCACGCTTGAATTTCAATGCAAATTCATATGGATCGTTAGCAAACAAATGAATACTATCCGTAATGTCCATAAAGAATTCATCGATGGAATATTGGTGGAAATCCTCAATTGGCACGTATTGTAGAGCCAACTTAGTAATGAAATTAGAGCATTTAATGTAAGTACTCATAATTGGGTTTACCACAAGGATATCTTTACGACGTGGGATTTCATACAATCTCGCCATTTTCTTAACGCCTAATGCTTTTAATGGTGGAGTTGCAGCCAAAACAATTGAACCACTCCTATTTACATCACCAACTACAGCTAATTTAGTATGAAGTGGGTCTAATCCCATTTTGATGCAACTGACTGAAGCATAGAACGAACGAAGATCTACACATAAAACAATTCGATTTGGCAATATTGAATAGTGATACACCGTTATTCCCCCTAAATAACAGAACGTTAGTTCTTATTATATACGAATGTATGTTCTTTTATGAAGAGGTTTTTATAAAAAAATAAAAATAGCCTCACTTGTTTAAGTGAAGCTACATCCAAAAATCATTATAATCAACATTTTTCCCTGTTAACTTTTTTAAAGCTCTTATAATCTTATTGCCATTCTTCAAAGAAGGCTGGAATGCATCTCCTTGGCATATCCTACTAACAGTCCCTCTGTTAACTCCACTCTCTCTTACTATATCTTGCTGAGAAAGCCCATTCTTATCAAGAAATTTACCAAAACGCGAACGTGGTTTTCCTAGACCGAACATCTTTCTTCTCTCCCTTACTTGATTAATTGGTAACAAGTCTGTACAAAAATTAAACTTTTTAAACTTCACGAAAGTTTGAATATTGTACAAGCCATCTACAATATGATGTATCAAGGTTGCTACCAAAGTAGCTATCAAACTTATTATCAAAGTAGCTACCAAAGTAAATAGCTTAATTGTTATCAAGGTAACTAGTATTTGCACTATCAAAGTAGCTATCAAGTTAGATATCAAAGTAATACTATCAAGGTTTTCGGGTGATAAACCCTTATAGAATCAGTGTTTAAAATTCTGTTTATAAAGGGGAGATTTACATGCTAACTACATTTATTTCTTTAGGAGCTTTAGGAGTAACGACAATTGGAGGGGCGATATTAGAAAAGCATCTTGTAAAAAATGATCACGTTGCAGCGGCTAAATTTGTAAGTGACGGAATGTATCACGGAATGAGGATAGGGGGAGTTTGTTTCATTGGATATGTATTCATCAAAATCTTAATCATGTTCTAGGAGGTATCACATGGGATTCATTAAAGAATGGCTTCATAAACAAAATTTGAAGAATCAACTTATAGAGGTATTTGGAAAAGCAGGTTTATTTGTGGACCATCAAACAAGAGGTGGAAAAGTACCGATTTACCCTAAAATACATTCTGTTTCCTCCACACAAGATAGTGTACGGTACACTTTTACCATTCCAAATGGTTTGGATCCAAAGACGATTGAAAAGAAATGGTTTTGCTTTCAACAGATTCTAGGGCGGAATGTAGCAATTGAAGGAGATATCAAAAAGTTTGTTCTCAATGTTTTTCATTCGGATGCAGGATTAAAACCATACAATTACAATTTTAAACAATGGCAGCCATTCCTAAAACAACATCGTCTTCCTGTTGTAGTAGGACGGGACCTATTCGGAAACATGATTGTATATGACATGATTGATTCAAATACACCACATTTACTTATAGCTGGGGAAACAGGCAGCGGTAAAAGTAGTATGGTACGTGTTGTGCTGTCCACACTCATTCAATGCATGTCCCCTGACAAATTACATTTGTACCTGGGCGACTTAAAAAACTCGGAATTTCATTTCTTGCGAAGAGTAAAATACGTAAAAGAGGTTTGCATGGAAGAAATTGAAATGAAGATTATGCTGCAGAAAGTGTGGAAGGAAATACGCGAACGTAGAAAACTAATGGAAGAGTATGAAGTGGATCATATTGATGAATACAACAAATTGAATCCTGATAAGCAGAAACCATATATCTTACTTGCGATTGATGAAGTGGCCATGTTACAAGATGAAAAAGAATGTATGTCTACAGTTGAAAAAATATCTGCAGTCGGTAGGGCGTTAGGAGTCTTCCTCATGCTTTCTATGCAACGTCCTGATGCAAAAGTATTAGATGGTAAGTTAAAACTCAATATGACAGTCAGAATGGGATTTAAATGTGCAGATACAATCAATAGCAATATCATGGGCACCCCTGGATCAGAACACTTAGAACAATCGGGCCAAATGATTTTAAAACTAAATGGATTAAAGAAAGTGCAAGCTCCATTTTTAGAATTAAGTAAAGCGAAACAAATCGTTGAAACTTACCGTATTCCGAAAGAAGATATAAAGCTCCAGAATCCTCCACAAGAAGAAAATCAACTATTTGGGGTGTTAGATTATGAAGAGTAGAGATAAAGCGATACTGAGCGATTTAAAACGTTTTAGGTGTATGTCACGCGATAATATTATAGATTTACATTTTAATGGACTTAAAAACGCTGTTACTTGTTGCAATACAGTCATGAAACGATTAAGGAGAGACGGTCATGTGGATGCAAATATCTCGCAGCAACCATTTATATATTTCCCTCAACCTAGTACACTTCGAAAAACTAGCCAGAAGATTCCTCACTTCCTTGGTATTGTAGACGTATATAAACAGCTTATCCATTATGAAAAGCCGAAACTATTTAAAGTCGAACCAAAGTACGGAAAAGATTTCATGGAACCCGATGCATTTACAATCTGGCGCAGATCCCCATTTTTTATTGAAGTACAAAAATCAGTTTACAGCAAAAAGATTATGCAAGATAAAATCAACAGGTATGAATTGTACCTCCAAAGTCAGGAATGGCATAACGAATCTTGGCAACCAAAAGAATCTAAATTTTTCCCATCAATCCTTATTATTACTGATAAGCAGTACGATATTAGTACTCCTAATTTACGAATCTTTCAAGCTTCTTCAATTAACAATTTCATGGATAGCCTTGCAATGAAAATATAGTAACTCTTCCCTAACTAAACAGCACACCCAGTTGTACGGTAGAAGATGGGAAGAGTTACAAGGGTAACAAGTGATATATATGTTATGAACTTTAATTATGATATAGAATTTAAATCCCAATTTAGGGATTTTTCTTTTTTAATTAACGATATCTTAGTTTAATGAAAATATTGGAATATTGTTTTATAATGGTTTCAAATAGAGAGGGGATTTGTTGTGAAATCATTTGAAAAATATTTCAATTACCAGCCGGACTTTAAAAAGATGTTTGAAGAAGGCGCTATAATCGTTCCGGATACTAATTTTTTATTGGCGGCTTACCAATCACGTAACGTCACTATTGATGAAGTGAAAAAAGTGTTAGAAGGACTAAATAAAAATAATAGACTTATTATACCAGAACAAGTTATATATGAGTTTTCTGAAAATAGACAACGCATTATTTTGGAACAAATCGCAAGTATAGATGATGAAATGAATAAAGTTTACAATCCTCAAAAAGAAATGAAAAAATTTATGCCAGCTGCTGAAACTTCGTCAGAAATAATTGATGCTCAAAAGAAAAGAGACGATTTATATAATGCGTCGCAAGAATACAAAAAAAGTTTAAAAAAAGTAAGAGAAAAGATATTAGCATTAATAAATCATGATGAGTATTTCGAATTTATCAAGGGACTTTGTCAGAAGTCTTTTTATCCGTACTCAAAAAGTAAGGATATTTTGAGGGAAGAAGGACTAAGAAGGATTTCTTTTGGGATAAAACCAGGAACAAATGAAAATAAAAGTGATCCAACTGGAGATTATATAATCTGGTCCGAGATGATGGCTTTAAAGAAAAATGTAATTTTTGTTAGCAATGACCAAAAGAAAGATTGGATACATAAAAATAACAAAAATCAACAACTTGGTGTGGATCAAACATTGTTATCTGAATTCTTTTCTGTAACAGGCGGAAAGTATTTTGTTCATGTCACACCTAAAGAGTTTATTAAATTCTTGGTTCCAGAATTAGAAAAATCTATTGAAGAAGATTTAGATAGAGCAAACAGAATTATAGAATTAGATATTCCGGATATAAAATCAATCTTTAAGGAAAGACAATATATGGAATTAAGAATAAGTAGAATTCCTACGATTGAAGATGTTGAAGATATAAAACAAATGATAATTTCATCAGGAGTTACAAATAAACCTACTGTATTTTTGGGATATAAATATGGAAAGGCATCTTCAATTATTTTGAGCACGTATGGTATGGGTGAAAATGAAGTTGATTTAATCTCTCAAAAAATACTTGAGCACTTTTCAAATGAAATACCTTTCTTACTTTACCCAGAAGCCTTGGTAACTAATTGAGGTCAGGCCCACCATTTCAGAGTAAGTCTTCCCTTTTTAATGAATCCACTATGTGTGTGTTGATAGGTAGATAAAATAGAAAACAATAGCAATTCTATTTAAACCAGAATTGCCACTATTTCTTCGTCTCTTGTGCAGCGGCTAACATCTTTTTAGTCTCTTGTTGTTCGCGAATCGTTTGCATGAACAGTTCGTCATGGTTCTTTAAACGGTCACCAAGACGTTCCTCTGCTGATTCTATAGCCTCTTAATTGAGGCTTTTTTCTTTGCAGGAATTTACCAACCATCATGGAATACTGTCATTAGGAGGTGTTGTGACGTTATGACGGACGAAATTGTTTATTCTGCAAGCGAAGTATACAAACGATTAGGAATAAGTGATAGCACCCTTAGAAAGTACATGGAAGTATTGTCGCGAGAAGGATTCGCAGTGAAGAAGGATAATCGTGGTAGACGCCAATACACAGGCAGTGACATTATGGTGATTGAGAAACTAATTGAGCTTAGTAAGCATGACGGTATGACGCTAGAGAAGGCAGCGAAGATGATTGCGCAGCAAATAGAGAAAGTTAATCCGGATCTGATTCAAGAAGAGTCTGAGGAAACGGACTTAGTGCCATTCCACATTAAACAGCAATTAAAGGAACAGTACAGCGTTATGGCGCAGGAAATGAATCAGAGTATGTTAGCGATGGAGAAGCGATTAAGTGAGCAGGCAAAGCAAAGCAACGAGGAAATCAAAGCGAGTGTAGAAGCGCATAATGAACGAGTGGAAAAACGATTGGAAGCGCGCGATGAGACGCTTATGAAGACGCTGCGTGAGATGCAGGAGACGAAGAGAATGATGCAGGAGTTTAGGGATGAGGTTGCTGCTGCGAAAGAGAAGAAGAAGCCGTGGTGGAGATTTTGGTAATGAAAAATCTCTAAGTAAGTAGAAAAGTAAGAATGGCATGCTTTTCTACTTACTAATGATTCCTAAGGTCCTCCTGCTACGTTACCAGTAGCTTGTCAGAGTTTTAGCGAATATATATATGTAATTCAACTAAAGAAAATAGAATAAAAAAGCCACCAGCAAATGTTAAAAATATTAAGGAAAAAATTAAATTTGGAATTAATAATATCTTCATGCATTTCTCTTTACGTAAGGACCTAATTGAAAAAGTAACACCGATAGTTAGTGGAGTGATAAACGCAAAAAATATATAAGTAAGATCACGAATAGTATCTTCTGTGGAAAATCTTCCAGGGACGGGGTAAATAAGTTCATACATATAAGCATTATAAATATATAAAGCTATGCAAAATATAATATTTGCTCCAATTGCGATACATGAATTTTTTAACACTTTCATCTGTCTACTCCTTTAAGTAAGTCATTCCTGATATTACAACAAATAATAAAATTTTACATCTTAATATTATGTCGAATACAAATAAAAAAAGAGTTCCTTCGAGATACATGTAATTTGGGATTATAGGTTTTATTGTAGTTCTATTATCAAATTTTTCGGTATAAAAAAGGCCGTGGTGGAAGTTCTGGTGAGGATAACAAGAGGAACGAATAAAAATAGAGTTTTAGAAAAAGAAGAGGGGATTTCTTGTGAGAATAGGGAGCCACTTTTTCTTTCTATCACTAATGTTGCGTTATGTTAAATTTATATGAATATCCTATACATCCAAATTCACACAGAATTGTCCTTGCTAATGGTACAATTAGAATAATGGAGGGATATTATGGGATATCTTCACCAACTTTATGTAATATTGTATTTTATAAGCGGCATGGCAGTATTCTCATTCTTTAATTCTGATTCACCAAAAACTAAGGACAAAAATCTAACATTCATAATGGTCAGTTTAGGGGCAAATCTATGCACAATTCCAGTGGCTTTATTTATAGGTGTGATGGCAACAGACTCTCCATATAGTACTGTACTTGATTTTTGGGGAGGATTTCTCTTTATTCAGGGAATACCGATCCTTCTACTACTTGTAGCTTTAATATGGTGGTTTATCCAAAAGGTAAAAGGAAAAATTGACACATAGAATTTTAAAATGCCTTCAGCTAACGATGACGGTTTTAATAAGAGGGGACATAAAAAAGAAGTATCCTTAATGAAAAACAGAGATACTTCTTTTTTATTTATTTATTCTCTAACGTTTCATAAAGACGCTTGTACATATCCTTATATGCATGAAAATGACGATTCTTTATTTAGGGTTTCACTTTATCGTCAACATATTTCCAAATTTTATGACGACCTAAATTATTTAAAACCTCTTCTTCTAAATCCGTAGATCCAAGTATACGATCAACCATACTAGATGCTGTTACAAATTCTTCTTTATTAGAGTCTGTGAAAGCTAGGATCCATGTATCTTCTATTCCAGATTCTTGATTTATTGTTAGTTCGATAAGCTGTTTATCATCATCTGAATTTAAATGTGTATAGTCATGAATTTCTTTTTCGTCTTTAGTTATATAAGTTATTTTTTTGTCATCAATATACATATGATAATTATATTTTTCGTTATACCAATGTCCAATGATAGATTTTTCTAATGTTGAAGTATCTCGTCCACAACTAGAGAGAATAAGTAGGAAAAAAGTAAAGAATAAAATAGTGCAAAGCTTTTTCATAGAATTTACCTCATTTGGTTTATTTTTAACATTTATATTTAAACATAATTTGATTTTAAGATAAAGGTTGTTTGTATCTTTATTTCAAAGTTGCAATAAAGATACAAAGATAAAAGGATAAAAAGATACATGTATCTTTAGATACAAGGATACAAAATAAAAAGTACCCCTGATATAGGGATACTTCAATGATTTTATAGGTCCGTAAGTAATTCGAACTTTCTTTTTTGATCAGAAGTTAGTTCATTTTCAACATAACTTTTTATAAGTATATCAATTATTTCGTGAGCATATTTGGTATTTGTAAGTTTATTTAGAGCTTCAAGTTTCTCTTTGGATTGACTGGAAATTTTAATACTACCCTGTTGGTTTTTAAAATTCTTTTTCCTTGGTATTTGCAATTTATTATCTGTATCCGAATTCAAGTCATCAGTAATAGGTGTAACAGTTACTACAAATGAATTATTCTTTTTCTCCACAAGTACCACCCCTACTTAAAACTTTTTCCTCTATTTATTTTCTAACGTCTCGTAAAGACGCTTGTACATATCTTTATATGCTCTAGAATGTCGATTTACCAGCTGAGTATCTACATAACTGTCAACAAGAATATCTACGATGTTATTTATTGATGTTTTATCCATACTCTCTTGTTCTTGAATAAATGGTTTAAGAGTATTTAGCTTTAGCAAAACGGCTGGTGAAATTTTAGCAGTTTTAGAAGGAACTAAACGTTGATCTGGTTTCTCTGGTGTCTGTATTTCTTTTTGCGTGCTAGCCTGATCACTTTGAATAGTTAAAGATGAACTTTCCTCAATAGGTGTCACCGTTACTACATAAGATTTACTTTTATTTTCCAAAGGTACCACTCCTATTTAGTAAGCACTTAAGTTATTTATTATTAGACGTTATGTTTTTTAAAATACGTTGCTCACGCTCAGTTAAATTATTAGCAATGTAAAATTCTAAAATTTCATCAATAAATTCGTAATTCTTCATACTCTTCATCGTGCAAATAGTTTTAATCTTACTAAATGATTCAGGAGTTACTTTTATGTTCTTTCTATCTTGCGCTGTTAAGACTTTCTTTTGGGGCGCGGTGTTGTTATTAGTACTCTGAACATTTCTCTCTGTATTAGCAGATTGTGCTATCTTCGGTTCTTGCGGTGTTTCCCTTTTGATTAAAGCCACTTATGTCAATCCCCTTCCCTAACTTAGTAAGTTTATTTTCTACGAAATACTTTTGTGTATATCTATATCCCGGTTCAATATCTCCCTCAGTCTCGAAAAGGCGAATTCTTTCTTCTAATTCACAGAAAATATCACAGAATAAAGCTAGCATTCTCTTATCATGATGATCTTCAAATTGTAACCCGATTCGTGGATACCATTCTAAACGTGCGTGATTGTTTATAATTGTAGTAAATACATTCTCTTCACCAAAAGTAGCGATTGTACTTTTAACGATTTCTTTGTGTAAAGCACGCTTTTGTTGCAGTAATACAGGAAGTACTCCAGCGACTTGCATTTTTACGAGTGAACCAAAGTCATCAACTAATGTTTGGATGTATTCAAAGATTAAGCGTTGACTTCCTTCGTATGAAAATTGTTGGGTTTCTTGAACAACAATAATGTAGTCACTTGCTACCATCGCATTATCCACTTTTAAATCTGTTGAAGGTGGAATATCGATGAATATGTAATCGTAGTTATATTTGATTTTTTCTAGCAATCTAGAAAGGTAAAAAGTTCTGTCTTCAACTGTATTGAATGTTTCGATTAAGAAGTCAGCATATTTCCTCATGTCATATCCGCATGGAATCATGTCTAGGTTTTCATGCAGATGTACAATACCTGATGATAAGTCTCCTTCTTCCAGACACTTCATTAATGTTTTTTGCATTTCGGTAATATTAAATGATTTCGCTAAGAACGTTGTACCGTTCCCTTGAAGGTCAGTATCGATAAATAAAACTTTCTTATTAAAGATTAAAGAAGCCACAAGAGATTCCATACACGAATCAGTTGTTTTTCCAACTCCACCTTTTTGTTGGGCGTTGATTATGACGTATCCTTTTTTCACAGGAATCGCTCCTTTTAAATTTGTAATATAATTGTAACAAAGGATAAATGTATCTTTTTATCTTTTTATTCTCGAATTGATAATAACACGTGCTTGTACAAAAAGTAAAAGGATAAATGTATCTTTTTTTATGTTTAATAGATTAACCTTATTTTTCGTGTACATAACTTTTAATAAAAATCCTATAATACCAATGATAATCGATGTATCTTTTTATCTTTCTATCTTTTTATCTTTGTATCTAAAGATACACAAAGGTAAACTTTGTATCTTTGTATCTAAGGATAAATGTATCTTTTTATCTTTGTATCTTTTTATCCTTTGATTGACTAGATCAGATGCTATACACGCGCTTATAGAGGTATTTACAAAGAAAAAAGCTTGTTGTAACGTAGTACACAACAAGCATCATTCTACAAAACAAAACATATTTTGATAAATCAAATCTACATAAATAGATCGAGTAAAACAATTGAATATGAACACAAAACAAAAAGCCACTCCCATATGCTAGTGGGACCAACCATTAGCGGGAATGACTCAGTTCTAGTAATTGCGACCAACACTTACTAGAATAAACTGTATTGAACCACAGTATTAACGTTTAAGTAGTGTACCACCACTAACCTTAAACAACTATGCCTTTTCACGAGGCTTCTTTGATATACCCATTTTATCTATTGTTTGGATAAATATCAACTAGTAAATACTAGTTTTGATTATTTTATATTCCAAAAGATATATAACGGGCATCTCTAAACCTAGAAGACTTGTGGATCTACAGGCCATTTAGGAATTTGGGATGCCTTTTTGTTTTGGTTCGCGTGGAATTGCCTGAAACCACGTAAATAAAAACTGATAAGCCGTAATTCCGTGCTGCTATACATATAGGAGGAACGTGTTACGTGCGTGGCTAGCTGTTGGTCGTGCAGGGGGTACAGAGTATGCGCCTACAAAAACAGCACCCCTCATTGGAATCCTGTTCTTCTGGTGAGGGAGGGTGAGAACTTACCCAGGGACGATTCTCTAAAAGGTTCGGGTGGTTATCGTTAGCATTACGGTGCTAGGGAGTACATTCAGTTTGTCGTGTAGGGACGATATTACAAGGACAAGCCATAGAAAAAGGATGTATGCGGTGAAAATCGCTGAGTGAACAGGGTCTATACATACGGATACCTTATAAGTGACCGCATGGCGAAAACAAGACGCTTATCCATCTATTTTGATCGATTACTTTTTTGTGATCTTTCAAAGTAGGGGATAAATCTGCCTTCCAGCCGTATTCCTTAATCGTTCCCACATGATAAAAACCCTCAAGACCTTCAGTCAACAT